GTTGTTAGGGTGAATCGGCAATAATGTCAGGTCGTAGAATGTGTTGATCCTGCGCGAAGGTGTTATAAGGATCCGCGTGCACGTATTTAGTTGTATATGTTTGGCTTTCAGGGGGGTGGGGGTCGGGTTTTGGCGTTCCGGGCGCGTGCGATGCCCCCCGTTCTTATATATATAAGTCACTTTCCTCATTTACATCAGGTTACTTACAATGCTCATTAAGTTCAGTTATCCATTCTGGTGGTACTTTTAATTCTGCGTTTAAGTATCTTCTTATTGCTTCCATTAATTCACTTTTCCTATGTTCTTTCCATATAAGGTAGGGCATTATGCCTAGCGGGGGCCTAGTACTGCCTAGGATATCTGCTGGATTTAACTGGTTAGTAAAATCCTCTATAAATCGCAGGGGTATTGCAGAGTTTTTTAGTTGTTCCCATGTATTCATCCATTCGATTACTGCGTTAATTTGATCGGTTGTCAGGGTTTTCATTTTTTTTATTTTATTTGTGGTTATTTTCTATCATTTTCTATCATTTTCTATCATTTTCTATCATTTTCTATCATTTTCGCATTCCGGCGGGATTTGCTTATTTAGAAACTACTCTCCCGGGGCGGTTTTCAATTAAGTATTTAGTTTTCAATTCATTAGTATATACAGTTATTTTGCATATAAGGTAGTTAGACTAAATAAACATAAGGCAGTTAAGTTAATAGTTATCAATACGTTCTGGATCAGTGTGCTTGATTTGTTTTTCATTCATGGGGCGGGTAAAGTTACAAAAAGTTACAAAAAGTTACAAAAAGTTACAAAAACATACCAAGTTCTTTCTGGATTCGTTTTTCGGCGATTTTTATGTATTCAGGGCTTAGTTCGATTCCTATGTAGTTCCGGTTAAGTTTGCGGGCCACGATAGCGGTAGTGCCTGATCCAAGAAATGGGTCAAGTACGGTGCCGCCCTCCGGGCAGCCGGCTTTGATGCATGGCGCGATTAAATCTTCAGGAAATGTGGCAAAGTGGGCTTCGGAAAATGGCTTGGTTGTGACTGTCCAGACAGAGCGTTTATTACGACTTTCATTAACCGTTACAAAACTTTCTTGCCCTGTTCCATTTTTACCATTTCGCTTACCTCCGTAACGTATATTACCCTTGTTTAATCTAATATCATCAATACAAACACTATCTTCCTTTATTGCCTCCGCATCGTAGTAATACCTTTGTGACTTACTCATCAGAAAAATATACTCATGGGATTTGGTGCATCTGTTGGTTACGGGTTCGGGCATTGGATTGGGTTTGTGCCAAATTATATCCTGCCTGAGCCACCAGCCGGCGGTTCTGAGTGCGAATGCACACATCCATGGGATTCCGATGAGGTCTTTGGGTTTTAAATTTTTGACTCTTTCTGTTTTTCTTCTTTGGTGTGCATTACCTGGTTCGCCTTTATTGGGATAATATCCCCCAGAACCACCCGCATAACTATCTCCTAAATTCAACCAACAAGTTCCTTCCGGTTTCAGCACCCGCCTTACCTGTTCAAATACCTCAACCATTTTCTGGACGTAGGCTTCTGGCGTCGCCTCAAGGCCGATCTGGCTGTCAATGCGGATGGCCCCGCATTTTGGGCAATTATCTTTATATATCGCATCACCCACGCCACCATCAACATTATCACTTCCAGTCTCACCAAAGGCACTTCTCTTACTGTCTCTCTTGTGGCTACATTCCGGATCACCCCCTTCCCATGTTGCGGTTCCGTAATCCCGGAGTCCATAGTAAGGAGGCGACGTAACAACACAATCAACTGCGTTGTCAGGCAACTGCTTGAGTAAATCAAGACAATCACCATGGTGGATTTTGTTAATCCACCCCGCCAACTCCGTACTTTCTTTAGTATTCATTATTTATCATTTCAAACAAGGAAGCCGTGGATATCCGCCGCGTGGATCACTCTCTGTAATCCAACATACCCTTGACCCGGGTTAGGCTATCAGAATGCACTCTGCCCGGGATACTATTTAGGGCTTCCTTGTAGGTCATGCCTCTTTCTCTCTCCCGCACACCGTACACCGATACCTGCGTGGCTGAATGCCTTTTGCTGGCGCATGAGACCAGATCCGCATACCCTGCCCGTAAAGTTTATCCTGTTCTGCGTGAACGCAGGTACACTTCTGGATGATACTTGGGGATCTAGATGCGGTTACCGGATGGGATTGTTTCTTCATAGTTAAAGGTTTCACCTGCAATCAAAATCCTGCCCATTGTTTGACATCTTTTTCCTCGCTAAATCTAGGGCTTTAGAAATAGCCTCGATTACAGCCTCCCACTTCTCAAGATCCATAGATTCCCGGAAAAGAAAAGAATCCCTCCCCTGCAAAGGCTTAATCGAAACCTTGTTTCTAGAATAATCCAATATGAGTTCTACGCTCACTTCTTCAGGATCGCTCATGATCAGTTTCGAGTACTCAACGGAAACGAGATACCGCTCCGAAGCGCGGACTATCCTGTAATTTTCTGCCATTGGTTAAAATTTTAAAGGTTAGCATTAAAATTTGATTTTAAGTGGCATCCCGGATCCATTTCCTATATTATGCGTTATATCCACAGGGGCTAATTCAATAAAATAACCCCTTCCAAATCCTTTTGATATACTAATGATGCTCGCATTTCCATCAAAAACTATATCAGATATTTTATTAGCCCCATGAGATGTAAGCCAGAAATCTATTCTCTTTACTTTTTTTATGTGTTCCTCATCCAATATGCCATCATGGCAGGGGTCCCCCTCTTGCGTGGTTGCACCCGTAACTTTTCTTTCTTTATTCTCAATATATGCCCTTGCTATCGGGTGAAGTTCCCTGGGAATACTAAAACGCTCCACATGAATCTCTGCATTCTGAATCTTATTTTTCTCAGAGGCGTAAAATGAATTCATACCATCGGTGTATATAGTTCCGATGTCCATGGAAATGTCTCTTATTGCGACAAAATCAATCGCAATCCTTGGGATTGGGTAATATTTTTCAACCACCTGGAGAGACCCACCTTCTTCGTGGTTTTCATCCTCTATCCATATTGTTTCCTGATATGTTCTTATAACACCAGTGATTTCTAGTTTTTCGACTGTCAGATTTACTTTCATTTGTTTTTATATAATAAATTACACACATCCATATTCAGAACAGATGCTATTTTAAAAAGAGTTTCAATGCTTGGCTGCCTTCTGTTCTGAACATAAGAATTCACCATGTTATAACTTTTGCCAAGTCTTTCGGCCAACCAGGTTTGCTTAATTCCTTTTTCCTTCAGGACTTCTTTGATTCTGTTCATCTATCGCTTTAAAAATTTCGTACACTACTTGCGGAACCACCGCATTTCCGAGTCCTTTCAGCCTATTCACCCGATCTTTAATCCCGATTGCAACTCTTGGGATTCCTTCGGGTTCCCTGCTGAAATATCCGTCCATCCGGGTGGGTACATCATCAGCCACTCCACCCAGACAGGATTCAGGCTGCCCGTTTGTTCCGTCGTTTTGTGAATTTCCCTGCCCAATAAACTGTTTGCTGGAACATTCTGGCAACTCTCTGCATTCCCGTCCTTGTGGTCTCTCGTTGTCGGTGTCGGAAACATCTTGGCATAGGTCTGTAAATCCATTCCCCCTTGGCCATGTATTGCCGGTTGATTGGCGTTTTGGGATTTCGGTGTTGGCAGCATCCCCTTTACCACATTGCTCAATCCCTGCTGCTTGCTCTTGACACTCCTTCGGCCTGAACAGTCCGGGGTCGGCAGCATCCTGACATCTTGAAATTGTGTTTTCCCGTTCTCGTCGCATCGTTTCAATCCCTGTGTCTGTGTGGTAGGCCACAATCCACACCCTGTCCCGTCTGTGCCACGCTCCGACACCGCAAGCTGGAATAACAAAAACCTCGACCTGATACCCTTCATCTTCCAGGTCAAGGAGTATCCGCTCAAGTGTTCTGCCATTTTCCATCGAGAGGAGGCCAGCAACATTTTCGCCAACGACATAGGCTGGTTTAATCTCTCGGATAACTCTAAGCATTTCAGGCCAGAGGTAACGGTTATCATTTTTTCCTTTTCTTTTCCCCGCTGCGGAAAACGGCTGACAAGGGAATCCCCCCACAATGATTGTTGGTTCGGATGGATTCCACTTTGTTCCTCCAAGTATTTTTTCATAGGTTAATTCTTTTATGTCATCAAAGACAGATACATCCGGCCAATGTTTTTTTATCACTTTCTGACACCATGGGTCAATCTCACAGAAACAGATGGGTCTCCATCCCAGCCAATTACCTGCAAGGCTAAAACCCCCTATACCAGAGAATGTGTCAATGATTTGCATGTAAAATCAATTAACCGGCGAAGGCGCCGGGAAGAAAAAAACTCTCCAATTCCTTATTTCTTCTTCCTCCCGGATTTCGGCGCGGCCAACTTCTCTTTCCCTTTATCACTCTTTTCAGGTTGTGCCTTCGCCCTCTTCACCGGTTTAATCGCTGGCTTAATCACCGGCTCGATCACGGGTTCGCCGACGAACTCATCCAAATCCTCCTTTAAGGTGAAAAACGACCTCTCTTCGACTTCTCTAACTGCAATCTTCGGCTTTTTCTTCGCCGTGGGTTTCACCATGGGTTTCACATCGGGCTTTACTTCAGCCTCCACCTCTTTCTCCTGGCCGGGGGATCCATAAACCTTAACATCGTTCAGGCGAAAGGTAATTCTTACGCCATCCGGGCGAAACCCTACTACGACAGCCTCATTGCCCTTTAAAGTCCGAATCCTGTTCTGATGCCGGGTGTTGTAAAAATCCAAACTGCAATCCTCGCCGCCGACAGAAAAAATCTTATCCTCCATGATCTTTTCCAGTTTTCTCAAATTTTCATCTAAGTTGTTCATAGCCTAATGTTTAAAGTGAATAAATCAAAATTTGGGACACCATTATATTTATAGGTGCATTTTTTATTTTTTTTCCAGAACACACTCATCTAACCATATCCTTTCCATTGATGGCACAATCTCACCAAAACTCTCTACGCCCTTACTTCTGGGGTAAGCAAGAAAAAGATTCTGCTTTACCTCGACCCATCCCCAGCAAAGAGAGGCGCCAACCCTCTTCGGGAAAAGAAAGAACTTTCTTTTTACCCTCGTCGCACCGGTACGGTAAACTTTTACAGACTTTTTCATCCTCACTCGGTTTTAGGTTTACTATCCGGCCTTCTGCCTTTTAAATACTGCTTCAGATAAGCCCTCTCCAGCTTCCTCAGCTTTCGGTAAAGTTCATAATCCATCCCCTCTGGCCTTTCGGTTATCATTGGCGCAAAGTTGCTTTTTGCCTTCTCTCCTGGGACTGTCGGGATTTCTGAAATTTTAGAAACCTTCTTTCCCGGAATTAACTGTTTCCATCCTTTTTTCATAATTAAAATTCAATCCATTCAAAAATAAAACCAACAATAAGCCATAAAGCACAAACAACTATCAATGCTAAACAAACATAAAAAACGATAATATATAAGTTAAATATAATGGTTACTGCTACTAAGCATAATGCTAAAAATATTAGTATTGGCTTAATTAGACAATTGTGCATAAGTTATTTTTTTAATTTTAAAGTTCTTCAAAATTCTCAACCTCTGCCAGAATGTAATCGTTCTTTATCACTATCGGTGGCGTGTATCCCTGATCTGCGAACCGCGAAAAGATAACTACCTTCCCCGCGTAATCCCCGTGAAGCACCCTCGCGAATAACGTATCAATCTTATCCCCGTAAAAAACTTTTGACATTGGTTTCTTTATCACTTCCACAATATTGTACCCGTTCACGGTAACAACCTTTCCTTCCCGTTCAACGAAGTAAACATTATGAGGCTTCACAAAAGCGTAAACACCCCAATTACTGATAAAAAAAGCGGGATCATCCACCTGCGCGCAAGAGTTAAACCACCTACCAAAAGCGTTGAGCAGTGCGAGGTACTCCACGTGAGCGAAATCCCCCGGAAGTATATCCTTTACGCAGGAACTCACTACTTCCCCCGTGTTCGGCACGTACATAGCCGCATCAAACTGAGGATGAACCATGCTGATACTCAAATCCCCACTGGTGAGGGTGCTCTTAACATGATCATATTCGGCAAAAGGCAGATCCTTTTTCATTCTGATTTTTAAAAGAACGTGCCCGATAGGTCGAACACTCAAAGGATCTATTTCGTTACTCATCTGGTTGGTCTTGTTAATAAATCCATTGTCTTGCTATCTCGCAAAGTGCAACAAAAACTGCATCTTTATATCTTTTTAATTGTCCAAGTTGTGCATAAGAAACTAAATCCGGGTGAATGCGTTTTTCACGATCACATTCTTCTCCATATTTCCATCCCAGCGTAAGATATGCTTGCACCCAACGTCCATGTAATTCTTCAGGAGAGCGTGAACGTTGTTCCCCACATTGACGTTCAATTACATTAAAAAATTGATCTTTGAAGTCCTGTTCTCGTTCATTCCATAGTACAGGAATTATTGGGGCATTTGCTGCTTCTGCTGCAAGCCTCGCAGCATCATATACAAATCTTGCCCTACGTTCTATTAATGTTTTCATTTGTCTTGGGGTTGATTTTTAAAATTGTTCAAGGTCTTCTAATAATTATGAGTTGTTATTTTAACTAGTGTTCGTTTCCTTTTGATAACTTCTTTAGCTTCTTCCAGCGTATCATACCACCCTGTTGTGTAAGCATCAACATTATCAGGATTAAACCAAAAGCCAAAAATAGATTTCCGCTGAATACAAAACGTTTTCCTTGTTCCATAATCATATTCTTTTATTCTGTATGTTTTCATTGTTCTTTTGTTTGGTTAAATATCGCATATATAATACATTCTATTATTTGGCGGTTTTGCTAAATATTTTGTCTGATAACTTAACAGCACTTGGATTGTTTTTTAAGTAATTGCCATATCTTTCAAGATTCAGCCTTGTTTCGGCAAAATTTTTCATCCTTTCATCTGTGCAGTGATTTTTACAATGTTCTATCCAATTTAATAATCCTTTTTTTATTAACCTCCCGCAGTAAGAACAGTAAGTATGTGTTTTCTCGTTGTTATTTTTTATTTCCATTATATTTTTCTAAGAATCCTCTTTATCTCTTTGTTGAGATCATCATCTGTCGTAATCCTTTCATCAAAAACTCTTTTTGTGAAATGTCTAACCATTTTGGATGCTAAGCCTGCGGGAGAACGATCATCAATTTTATCCAGATCAATAATATCCTTATTAGACCAATGATCTTCGGCTGTGTGTCTTTGGATCATCTTTTGAATTTTTTATGGTACTCTTTCTGCATTACATCAACATCCCTGCCACTAGGCGAAATCCCGCGGTCGCGAAGATAATTCTCAAGGATAATGGAAATCATCCCTGAAAACGTCCTGCGCTCGGCAACACGCAATTCCTCTATCCTGCTGTTGAGATCATTATCTATTGTGATGCTTTTACTTACTTTGCTCATGATCTGAAACTTTAATTTCAATGCAAATATAATACGAAAAAACAAGATAGTCAAGGGAATTGTTTTTTTTTAATGTTTTTTTTAAAATTTAACTCCCTAACCCTTGACAAGCCAATATCCCATTCACTAATTTTGAACCACAATAATGAAGACATTGAACACGAACAACGGAACAAATAGATATTAACAATTAAGAAACAACAAAATGGCAGTACAGACAAATCACCTGATCTATTCCTCGGCTACGGCGGAGAGCCTCGCCGCGGCTTACGCCGTGTACAAATGGCACACGGATAACGGACATACACTTACCGTGTACGATATCGTAGGTATCATCACGGCTACCCTCACAACCTACTGCGGGACTACTCTCGTGGATGCAACCTACGACGCTATCTATATCACCGCACCATGCGAAGCGACGAGCCAGACAACCCCCGTTGGGACAATTAACTGCACTCAACAGTATGCGCTCAGAGCTAAATTGAAGGTTGCTTCACAGGGAACCTTATCCGCGCTGATCGAGGACGCAACTACTCACACCGCGACAACTATCGGAGATAGCGCGATCACGGACTGGACGACTGATCTGTTCGTCGATGAGCATATCCTGATCACCGCCGGCACTGGCGCGAATCAACTCTCGCGGGTGAAAAGCAATACGACTACCGTCGCTACGATCCGCGGCATATTCTACGCCGAGCCTGATGCAACTTCAGACTTCAAGACCTGCGTCGGGATGGAGCTCTACCTGGCCGGGAAGGCCGATACGAATACATCCGCAATCCTCGGCGTGACGGAAAGAACGTGGACAGCACTCTACCCGGATAATACAATCCCTCTGCTTCTGAGTTACTTCGCCGGATATCCGGGATATGCAGTACAACAAGGAACAACATGCACCTCCATCGGGATCAAGACGCTTGAACACACCGCACAATTTGGAAGTGTAGATTCAAAAGCGGGAATGTACGTTCAGATTTATTCCGCTACCACAAACGGATACCAATGGGGACTGATCGAGTCCAATACCGCAAACATTCTTACTCTTGTCCTGCGGGACGCAACCCACGGCTGGAACTTGCTTACGACCCCAACCGGAACGCCGGCGTACAAGATCGTGAACCAACTATCGGATATTTTCAACGACCTCTATGCGAAATACTACATTCTCACCTATCTGACCGATCTCTCAAGTACAGCCGTACTGGCTGAATTTAAGCGGATCATCGACGTGAATGATACCCTCGCTATCCTGCCCGCTGGCTTCGCCTCAATCCAGGACGTTGACTACATCCACGACACGATTCTTCCAACAGGGAAGAAGATGTTCGACGCACTTAGATTAGGCGTCACAGCCTGATAACAACTATCACTATCCTAAAAGCCCAGCCTTGACTTAGCCGGGTTTTTTGTTATATTTGCACCAGAATAAACCGAGACCGATGAACCTCTCAGAGTTAGACCGCAGGAAATTCCCCTTCCCGATAGAAGGCACGATAAATTATCGCAAGAACTACCAAGACCTGCAACACTACCCCGAATTTATGAACTACCCCGATAAGGAAGCGGGGATAAACTTCAATATAGCCTTCAGATATGTGATGCTTCTCTATACCCCCAACACACCGCTTCTCTCTATCGCGGAATACCCCGAACGCAGACTCGCCGCGGCGCAACTATCTTTAATCAACCAGAAGCACTATAAAGAACTCTTCTCAAGCGGAAACAGTTACGTGAACCAGATCATCATCGCTTACGTCCGAATGATGAAAAACCCAAAATGGACGAAGATGTGCGTATTTATGGATGCGTACTATAACCAGCTCTCAAAACTGCAATCAGGGAATACTGAAGCCGGCGAAAGAACGAATAACCTTCTCGATAACATCAATAAGATCGAGAAAAATATCGAAGACCTCACGAATGAGCTTCTTAACAGTGATCACACGCTACGCCTTGTGGACGACCTCTATCAGCGTATCGAACAGGAACGGCTCTACACGCCGGAAGAGATAGCGCAATCAATATTCGACGGGAAGGACCCGCTTAACGGATGGACGCCATGGGCAGACGACCGAAACAAATAACCGGAAGGACCAACCTTAACTACCAACCCCCGGATGAGGTTCTTATCCTTAACGATAACGACCCCGACCTGCAACCGATAGAGATAAAGCTTCCCTCGCCACCACCGCTGAAATATATCGACGGATATGGCCTTCCCGCGGAGGATCAGCTCTTCACGCGACCCGTAGTTCCCGAAGCGCTGAGAAGGATCCAGCGGGATAGCGTCTCGATAAAAGAGTGCTGGCAGAAATTTGAAAGGCGACAGAATGACCTTCAGGATGAGATCCTCTGGCTAAAAAAACAATGGTTCTACCGCCTTAATGGATACTGGTGTTTCATTAATGGGAAGCCTACGTATATCCCGCCATCCCATTATGAGTTGATCGCATTTATGAAAACACATACCGGGCTGATCCCGCAATATCGCGAACGCAGCAGGAAGCTTCATACCGTATTCCATTGGGCTAATAACTTTACATCAGACTTTGAGGATCAGAAGTTCGATGCTATCGGGAATAGGCTTCCAAACAGGTACGGCGATAAACTGATCGATACTGGTGAGAGAAAACTTTTTGGAGTAGTATTCTCTAAAGGGCGAAGGCTCGCCGCTACGACGGATGCGATAGCGTGGGTGAACCGTCGCATTATAACGCATAAGAACAAGTATTCCGGGATGCAGGCTCAAGACGCGGATCATGGGAAAAAATTATGGTTGAAGTACACCGCCATGTCCCGTACCATCCCATGGTTCTTTATGCCTATCTTCGATGGGGATACGGATCCGCAGACGAAGATCGTATTCCAAGACAAGGATCAGTTAGGGGAGTACGGCCTTGAAAGCAAGATCGATTACGCTAAGACGCACTCATCTTACTTCTATGACGGGGAAGAGATCTTCGACTACTACCGGACGGAATCCGGAAAGGTGATAAAGGAAGTAATCTATATGGGATGGGAAATCGTGAAGAACACTATTAGCTGGTCAAGCGGGAAGATCATCGGCGGCTTCGCCATTCACGAATCTACTGCCGGCGAGTTTGAGAAACAAGGAGGCGCTGAATTTTTTTACCTCTGCAGAGATTCCGACTTCTACCATAGAACCGCTAACGGGCAAACGAAGTCAGGGCTCGTGAATATATTCCTTCCGAGTGATGAAGGATCGCCCGGCTTCATTGACCGGTACGGAAACTCACTAAAGGAGAAAGCGCGAAATCACTACCTGAGAGAAAGAAAACACTATCTCGATGAAAGCACCTCCGAGGGGATGATGAAGTACCAGGAACAACTCAGGCTTCACCCGCTTTCCTTCGCCGAGAGCTTCACCCAGGCCGGAATGGGAATCGGCTTTAATATGATCATCCTCGATAAAAGGATCAGTGAACTCCGGTTTCTGGAACGGGCAACGGTAAGAGGCAACTTTGACTGGGTGCGGGACTTCGGCGGTGACGTGACATTCTTTGAGAACCCGATGGGAAGGTGGTATGTGAGTAAACTCTACCCTTCTGAGATGGCGAATAAAAAATACTGGAAAGACGGTCACTGGTATCCTCTCTTTAGAAATAAGGTTATGCACTGCTCAGACCCTTTCGGCTATGATGAGACGGAACACTTCCGCCAGTCTAATGGTGGTGGGATAGCAATAGAGCGGAAAGACCCTTCAGATAATGAGAAAGATATAACTAAAAGCGATAAGCCGGATATTGTCTATACCTATTCCGCACGGCCAGCGACGAAAGAAGAATTCTGTGAGGATATGCTCAAGTCAACAATCTATTATGGAGGTATGCACTCCCCGGAGGTAAATATAGAAATAGTCCGGGAATACTTCAAGCGAAAAGGTTTTGGCGGATATCTCTACTACTTCCGTGAGGGGGACGGAAGCTACCGTAAGACCGCTGGCTATTCCCTTACTAGGGACACGCCGGATAAGATCATTGGATGCGCAGTCACGTTCGTGGAATTATACGGCCATAGAATAAAACATCTCGAACTACTTCAGCAATGTAAAGACCTTAGAGGGAAAAAGGATATTAAGAATAAAGACCTCGTAGCTGTTTTCGGCGGGGCAACTCATTCTATCGAGAATGACTACCGCAGCGAGGAAATGGTTGACCACTCGGAGAGAGACCTGAGTTCGTGGTTTATTAAAAAGAATTATTGAAAAACTACTAATCAAAGATCACCCAATGTACAAAATATTTTCCACGTATTTCTTCGTAAACAAGATTTCAACTATCCCGTCATCCTCACTCCCGTCCTTCCTTAATTGTTTATTTCTGCCTTTGTAGTTCTTAAGTAATTCCCTCCTGTATAGCTCGACCTCATTCTCGTTTTGAAATATCCTTTGATCCTCAACGATTACTTCCGAACGGTATCCGTTAATTCCTTGAACACTCAAAATCTGGATCATGGGAAAGAAAATTTGTTTGAACAAAGTTAGCTAATTAGATAAGGCTTGTCAATGAAATATAATAATTCCCTGAAAACTTTTTTCCTCAAAATATTGACAAGTGATAACGTGTAAATCTATCTTTGCTTCGGTTCTCGGTGTTCTCACTTCTCACACCTGATCGGGGCGGAAAACTCAAAAGCTTCGCCCCTTTTTTAAAATTATGAAACAGCCAAGATTATATTTTTTGATCCTGATGTCTCCAGTAATTATGATTTTTATTATCATCTGGCAGGTCGGGATATTTTTTGCAGTAATTGTATCTTGCCTATTGACAATCCCCAAAAAATTGTTATCTTTGTGCAGTGAATTTTTTCATGGTCACAGATTTTGGTTAATCACAAAGAGCCCGGAGTAATCCGGGTTTTTTGTTTTAATCCCCTTTATTAAGTTTCGGTTTTTTGCAGATCAATTTTTTTCCCTATTCTATGTTGATTTTATATTTTTTTTTATTACAATGTTTCCTCGAAATAGCTTAGATAATTTATCAACTGGAAAATCCATAGGGATACTCACGGGAATATTAATAGGAATAGTATGTTTATTTTTTTTATTTTCAGATTGTAATAATTTTATCAACTGGAAAATATCTACACCATCATCTGAATGTTCTATACTATGACATTGATCACATAATGTTATTAAATCATTAAGATTTTTATGTTCATTAAAGTGATTTTTATATGTAAGATGATGGATATGTAAGTTATTATTGCGCCCACACATTTGACATTTATTTTTATCTCTTTTTAATACTATTTTCCGCACGAATCTCCAATAATCCGTTTTTAGAAAATCTTTATAATTTATATCTTTTAAAGCATTTTCGTTGTATTCTGTTCTTATTCCTTTCTTCTTTTTTTTATTCTTATTTTTGATTGCTCTAATATTTTTTTTTATATCATTCTTTGTAATTATACGATTTCTTTCAAGTTGGGCCAGTCTTTCGGTTTCTTCGTTCAGATAAACATTTTTTTTCCTCTTTGGATTGAATTTTCCATCAATTATTATTTTAGCCTCTTTGGATTGTTCTTTTTTTAAATTTTTAGCATATTCTCTTTTAGCTTTTATTTTATTTGCTAATTCTGGATGGTTTCTAAGATATCTTAAATTACTTCTTTCCGCTCTATTCATATATAAAAACCCCTATGTTTTCGGAGTGGCGGCTCCTACTCACATAGAGGTTTTAATTACGTTCTCATGTCCGCCAACATCCCAAAACAAAAGTACAAATATTTGCCCACTTTGTCAAGCAAAAACAAGCAAAAAGCAAAAAAATGTTGAAAACCCGGAAAAATTGTTGATAAAAACACTTTTCGGTACTGGAATACCTAATCAAAAATTATTTCCCCTGCTTGACTTTTGCACTTCGTTTATATTATATTTGCAACAACTTTATGTAAAGCTTTAGGTAAAATTAAGTAAAACCTTATAGCACAATAAGTTAAATCATCAGCAGAAAAACAGTATGATTTACAGACTTAGTGGATTCGCCAGAACGGAATACACGCGTCCTTCCGATGAGGTTCCGCCGGAATACAAAGAGACGCCGGAATACGCCAAGGAATGGGCGCAATTCATCTATTCGCGATACCTCGCGGGAGAAACCTGCATCACACCGGATGAACAGGAAAACATCAAGCTGAACCGGGAATACGCCGCCGGGCGACAAGACCCGGAAATATATAAAAGCAGAGTCCTTCTCGAAAGAAAACAACCGCCCATTACTACGGATGAGGATAGCGAATATACCAGTATCCTGAAACAAAGGGAAGGCTTTATTAACGTAAACTTCGAGGATATCCTCTCGCCTATCCCTAAGATCCTTCTCAATATCCAGGGGCTGATGGAAGATACCGAGCATAATATCAGCGTCTACGCCATCGACGAGAAGAGCACCACCCTAAAACAGGAACTAAAGTATAGATCCCTCTTTGAGGGACAGAACCGCCCGGTCAAGCAATATATCCAACAGACGATGGATATGCCTCAAGACGTTCAGGAAAAAGCGTTACCGTCCTCAATGGAAGAGCTTGACCTCTGGGAAAAGATCGGATCATTCAAATTGGCGTATGAATCCGCGATGAAGGACGGCATTGATTATACTGAAAAACTCTCGAAGAACCCGAAAGTAAAGCGCGCGGTCATAGCGGATTTGATTACGAACGGCAAGGCACTAGTCTATGTTTATAATGATATCGGTGGCGTAGCGAAATGGAAATACGCTGACTTCGCTGATCTCGTCATGGAAGGAAGTATGGAAGAGGATAACTCGGACAGTTCCTTCGGCGGGCTGCAGCAGTGGATGACGGTAGCCGACGTGAGGGCGGAACTCGCGGCGGAAGATATGAACGTCTCCGAGGACGATATTAAATCCCTTGCTGAAAGGTGGGGATCGTTCAATGATAATAAGGTTTCATACGGCACGGAACGCAAGAGAAGTTCATTCCCTTATGATAATATCCGCGTGCCGGTGATGTTGAATTACTGGAAAACGGTAAATACTTCATTCAAAACGTATCACGTAGATGGGAAGGTCTACAATGAAAATTGGCGTAAGAAAGAAAATGGTCGCTATCGCCTTCCCAGAGCCTACGATACGGAATATAGGAATACAAAAAGGGAAGACCTGCGGACGCTCTACTCAACGAAATGGATCATAGGAAGCGATATCGTCTGGAAATACGGGCAGGTTAAGGATATTCCATTTGATTACCACGATAAGGACGTGAAGCTTCCTTTTATGCTTTTTAAGATTCCGGGGAAGTCCATAGTGGAAGCTATGCGTCCTATCGAGGATGAGATCGTTCTTACTTATCTCGATCTTCAGAATGCCCGCGCCCAGAGCGCACCTACAGGCCTGAAGATAGAGATCAGCTCAATCACGAACATTCCCATGGGTAAGGGCAAGGTTATGCACCCATTGGATGTGCTAACGATTTACCAGCAGACCGGAAGATTACTTTACCGGTTAGCGCCGCCTGAACCCAGCAACCCGATAGGAAGTCAAAACCCGGTAGATACGCTCCTTGGCGGGTACGACGCTTCTATTATTAGCGCCGTGAAATCACTTGAATTGTATTACCGGGAACTGGAAAGGATCACAGGCATCAGCGACTTCTCAACAGGTAGAAGCCCGGTCTCGGAACAAGGACTTGGCGTGACGCAGATAGCACTCGCGACAACGAATAACACGCTCAGGCCGATCTACACGGGCTACATTACGATCAAAGAAAACGCGGCTAAGTACGCGGCGATAAAGATTCAGAGCGTGATCATCAACGCGAAAGGCGAAGAATGCCCTTATTATAACATCCTCGGCCCGGCAAAGTTCAACGCGATTAAGAGCGCGGGCGGATTCCCGCCAGTATACTGGGGGATAGAAATTTCAGCAAAACTGGATAGCCTCACTAAGCAAGCTATCCTCGAAGCGGCGAGAAGCGCTCTCGCTGTAGGAAAGGATGGGGTGCCTATACTCACCTATAGCGAATATATTTTCATAGTTGAGAAGATTAATACCTCTGAAAACCTCGCCGATGTCCGCGCATGGATTCAGTACAAGGAGCAACAGGCAGAGATAAGATCATTCCAGCGGGCGCAGGCGACACAAACCATGATTGGCGAACAGACGCGGGCGACGAACGAACAGAAGGCGCAGGAGGAGATAGCTAAGACGGCTATAGAAGCGAAGAAGTCCAAGGAAGAGAAAGAGCTGGATCACAGGCTTGAGACCGAGACGAAGCTCTTAGATCACTTCTTGAAGATTAAACTATTGGAGGCTGAAGGAAAAGCGATAAAAAAAGAGGAACCGGAAATAGGGAAAACACGGGCCGAAAGGGCGGGAATTAACCAGCCGGTATTGCCCGCAGGTGGAACGGAAGAGTTAATGCCGGTTGCACAAACACAACCAACGTGAACAATAACTTTAAATGGTATTACCTAAACACTTGACAATTAGTATATTTTTAATGTATATTTGGAAGATTTTATGAAACTTTAATTTTAAAAAAAATAAGTCATGGGAAAAGAGGAAGCAATCATCGAGACCAAAGAAGTAAAAGAAGTTAAAGATCCAAAGACTGAAACCGTGGGAACCGTGGAATCTGTGGAAACCGCAGAACCCCTGGAATCTGCCGCTGAAACACTCGGAGGCGTAACGTTCAACAAAAAGACGGACGAGGAATTTACCCGCAGGGGGCGTCCACCTAAGTTCAGGTTTATCTCGGAAGAGAAGAAAGAGGAAAAGCCGGTTGAGACGGTTAAAACCGTTGAACCCGTTGAATCTGTGAAACCCGTAGAACCTGTTACGGTTGTTGAGAAAGAGGAGGCCGCTATCAGCCAATGGGAGGAACGCATCGCCCAACTTCAGACGGAGAATGAAGAATTGAAAAAAGCGAAAGAGAACCCGTATAAGATACCGGAATTCTACAAGCTTCAGAAGATCAAGGAAGAGACGCCGGAGGAGTTTGACCTCTATATGGGGCTCGTCTACGGCAAGCCGGACAGTGAGAAAATATGGAAGATAGGATTTCTGAAAGACAACCCGGAATATTCTGATAAGCCGGATGTGGTACAGCGGATTTTCGAGCGGAAGTTCCCGAACCTGTTTTTATCCCCGGAAGAGGATGAGGATGAGGATGATGAAAAGATCAGAATCAGGAATTATCAGGACGCGCAGATTGATCTCGATCTTGAGGCGAAGAAGATAAAGAAAACGCTATTGGGAAGGCTCGAAACTATCGAAGTTCCACTAGCGACAGACAAAAAAGAGGAAGAAAAGAAAAAAACGGATAAATTAGTAAATGAATGGAAATTACCTTTTACTCAATTAGCAAGAGAATTATCTAAGAAGCAACTCAAGTTTCAACTCGCAGATAAGAGTGAGTTTGAGGGCGAATTAGTGATTCCTGAAGAATCGAAGGAGGAAATCTTCAAAAGGGCAGCTATTATGGTTTTACACCAGGGTCTGCCCTTTAGCGAGGAGAACCTCAGTAAAGTATCTGACTTTATCTGGCGCGAAGTTCGTGCCGACTACTCAGAACCTCAATTTCAGGATATTCTTCAGAACGCTATAAGCAAGAGGGACTCAGAATGGGGGGTGAAAGTGAACAACCCAGGTGTAATCAAATCTACTCATATTCCAAAGGGAGAGATTATGACCGAGGACGATAAGCAGAGAGATTTCATCAGCAAAGTTCATGGAGCCCAAAAATAGTTATTAACAAAATAAACTAAATATAAGGAGAACTAAAATATGGCAGCTACAGATGCTAACACCTATCCAGGTGCGGGGGTCTTGAGTGAAACGATTATGACGTTTCTCGACTACCTAAAACCGCAGTACTGGAATGAGATAGCCGCACGATTCGGATATCAGTTCGATGGCGTGTGGCAGATTCTCGGCTCAATGGGCAGGGAAGAACCTGTCGGAGCAGATGAATTCTACGCTTACGAAGAAAACCGTTATCGCCGGTCTATCAGCGGAACGCCTGACACTATTACTCCTGGCGTTGGGGGAACGGTTGTGTTTACGCTTGACGCCGCAGATCACGAACAGAGCGGGGCAATATCATTCCCAAGAAAATGGGATGAGGTGCTTACCACTACCGAAGTCCCCTGCTGGATCTCAGCGAAGGACGTTACCACGCCTGATGCGCACACGATCACGATCACTCCTGTATTTGCCACGGATAACATCGGGAACCTGACCGGCAAGAAGCTGATCATCTTCTCTGGTGCTAAAGCCGCGGGGATGTCACAGGGTGATTCTACCTTTGTCGGGGCGACAAAACGCAAGTTCGTCGCGCAGATCATCCCGGAAGATGTCGGAGTGGAAGGAACACAGCTCGTGAATACTGAATGGTTCAACGTCATCGACGATGGACGTTCCATCAGTGGATGGTATAACCCCGGCCTTATGCGGGCAGAATACTTTCTGAACAGTAAGATCGATGGTGCCTTTACCTGGGGTAAGGAAAATACGAACTCCGTTACGCAGACTACCGCTCGCGGATCTGTTAACCTAGTCAAAACTACCAAAGGCATGCTTCAATGGATCACTGAACTCGGCAAGAGCATGTCTATCACCGGTGGCGCTTATGCCCCGGCCGACCTGGATACGACAGCCCTTCACATGAAACAGAATGGCGTAACTTCCGGCGTTGCTATCGCTTTTTGTGGGTCTAACGCGCTTATTGACATCCGCAACTCGTTGAAGGACCTGATCGATACTAACGGAACGGACTACACAAAAGTCCTGAAGACCATGTTCGGTGGTGCAAGCGTAGAACTTGGGCTGAGCATCAACTTCAAGACTTATACCTCCGGAGATATGACTTATATCTTCAAGGAAGTTCCTGCATGGATTGATCCCACTACTTACGGTGAGACCGGATTCAATATGTCAAAGCACGTCGTCATAGGCCCGCTTGAGATGTATCCCAACCCGGATAACCCCGGCAAGATGCTTCCGAACATCGGGATGCGTTATCGTGCCAAAGGCAATTACAGCCGTAGAGCTGAAGTGTGGAACACCGCAGGAGCTGGTGGAGCCGCTTACTACCCATACAATACGGATATTGACGAGGTTATGCTTCACTTGCGTAGCCACGTGATGTTCGTGATGCTGAAGGCGAATCGTTGGATCATCCAGCGCGGAACCTGATAAACCTAACCAGGGAAGTCCCTTCGGGGGCTTCCCTTTATTTTCAAAACGAGAAGTGAGAACCTTTAAAACAAAAGAGCTATGTTAATCGTAAACGGAAAAAAACTGAACCTGAATGAGATCGAGGACGCCTTCGTGAAGGATGTCTATATCCCCTCCATGGAAGCATTAAAGAAGCTGGATCAGAAGAATTACACCTTCGCAGAGCCGGAGAATAAGATAAGTATCAACCACGAGGGGGTGGAAGAACACTCTTCGGGTACATACGTGAGGATGAGGCAAAACTGCTCATTCATCTTGAACGGAAATAAGCCGGAGAGTAAAACCATTGGATATGACGTGAGGTATTTCGAGACATCCAGTTATGACTCGAAGAACAACGAGGTCTTTACCCCCGTCTTATGGAATTTCCCTGGAACGGCCTTACAGGTGAAGATGAACGAGAAGCCCGACCTATTATGGTTTCTTATTTTCGCATCCCCCTCGGTAGAGCCTATAGATGGCCTTGAAAAATTCCAGAACCAGTTGCGCGAACCGGTCGTTCAGTACAAACTTCAGAACAGCGCCGCGGATGCGGAGATAACACTTCGCCAAAAAAGGAGACTGCAGAATGTGTCGAACCTCATCCTTGACGAGGAAGGACTTGCGGGGGCGGATCTGAAGGTTGCCGCGCGGAATTTCAACATCTCAGTAACAGACCTGAGCGAGGATCAGATCAGGGTCACGCTCGAGGAGCGGATCATGAGAAGGAATAAGCATACCGGCAAATACGACTGGAAACTGATTGAATCCTTCGAGGAAATCATCCGGGAACGCACAGGGAAATCTTCAAGTATTTCCGATATCAACCTTATGGGACATGTCAAGTCATTGATCGCGGAAGCTCAGGAACTGAAGATTTTGACGAACAAGAAAGGCGTCGGCAACAGAATCGAATGGTGGCTTAATGAGAATCTTATCACGAAACACGCACCGTCGATGAATAAGGATGATGAAATCTTAAAAGTATTTATGCAGGAAGAGGAGGAGAGAACCAAACTTGAGAAAGCAGTAAGAGAGAAAAAAATGTAACATAAAAACAGTGAAATGAGATGGCTATAGCAATGAATAATGCGGCGCTGAGGTTCCGGATCAATTTTGATGTCCCTAACCAGTTATTGATATTCACAGACCTGATACAGGCCGCGTACAATACTACTTACGGGATGGTGTTGGCTAACGTAAAAGGGATTATCAAGGTTACGGATCCTCTCGGCGGGATTTATCAGAACGCCGGATGGACAACGGTAAGCTTCGCCAGCCCTGATATCGACGGAGCAACACTGGACTGGACGAAGATAGACATTGACATGCTCGTTGATTCGGATGGGATTCCGGTTAACGGAACTTACACGCTTGAGTATTATCTCACGAATGGCGTGACTAATTACTATATATCAAAGAGTTATGACTTTCAGTATATCTCGCCCGTTGTTGAGATCGAGATGCAAGCGATCTGCAGAACAAGTCAGTTAAGCAGCGAGGACGTTACGGAGTATACCGTTGATAGTATTGAGCCTACGATAACAAGAACGCACCATATTGTTAAACCAGAAGGATCAGATTTTACAACTCCGGCTGACACGGCTGACGCTTACAGGTTAATAGGCGGAGGAGACACGAAAGAGACCGTGATTTGGACGAACATTTGGCAGACGACTATCAGTTCCATCTTGGTTTACAATATGGAATACTGGGGAATTTCGATATGGATCGTCGTCAACGATACCGTAACCGGATACGATAGCCTCGACGCTCAATGCGATGATTGCGCCTGTCATCTAAGGCCCTGTATCAATACTCTTGTAACCAGATACCAATCCTATAAAGATACAAATCCCGTAGAAGCCGCGAAGCTGAAGGAATATCTCTTTATGACAGGGATGAAGTGGATGCAGTTTGAGTTCAGCGAGAGATGCGGAGAGGATTATAGCATATACTGTGCTGAGATTAAAGCTATTCTCGCTACGGCGGATTGTTTCTGCCTTACCGAGAGCGATACCTCTACGCGTCCGATCTGGCCATGGGGTGCCGGTGAGGGGGTCAGTATATCCGTTGATTCCGGCTGGACGGCTGGGACGGCTGCTCCTACTGGTGGAACTCCGGGGATAGGATATATTCAGTATACAGGGGTGCCACCTGCTATCACCGATTGTGTGATCTGGATTAAGAGCGGAGGAACATGGACAAAACTCGGAAGTGTATTCGGGGGGACAGGTGCAACTGGGGCTGACGCAACGCCTGTTATAATACTGTATAGCGATTCAAGTGATTACGGCACGGATGCGGGTACTCTTGAGAAAGATCTTATAGTATATACCCTTTTAGGTGATTCCCTCGCAGACAGCGGGGATATGGCCCACGTAACGGCACTGGTTCAGTTAGCTTCAAACGGCAGAGGGAAAACGCTTAAACTTTATTTCGGCGGGGATGTAACGGCACAGTTCTTTACGGACAGTGAAACGGATACAGATAACAATATCGTGAAGATGGAAATGTGGATTTCCCGAACTGGTGCAACAAGTCAGTTCTATGATTCATTAGTTATGAGAAATGGTCTCTTCAAACCGGCGATAGGGACTGCCGCTAAAGATTGCGCCGTAAATATAGACATAAAAGTAACAGGACAAAATTCGGAAACTTATGCGAATGATATTGTACTGAAACATTTCAGGGTTGAATTAATTAAAGCATACATTGCCCCATAAAAAAAAATAAAACTATGAGAACAATAAAATTATTCTTTCTGGCGACGTTGCTCTTTTGCGCAACTATTAGCGTCGCACAGTATAAGTATACCACGAAGTACGTAAATCTCGCTACTGCGACTTCGCCCGTCGCGTTAAACGTGACGTCCGACGTAGGCGTTGTATTCGCGAGCGGGACAAAAAGCCTTTCCTCAAACTTTGAGATCACAGTAACGGGCTCGCCCTCTGACGGGCGAAATTTCATCGTGTTCTGGGACGGAACGGCGGTGACGCTCAACGGAAATTACGTTACTGTTTTCGGCAAACGGTTCCGCGATGAACAGGCAACGGCTAAGATGATGGCGTGGGCTATCTACAGAGGGAGCCTCGCGGTATGGGACGTGAGGGTATTTCAGGATATGAACGCTTATCATTGGGTTACTAAGACTAATTTAGCCCTTGATATTTTTGATGAGGCGACAATAACGTTTGATACCGTAGGAGGAGTTAAAGTAAAAGACGGCGGGATTACAAACCCTCAAGTAGGGGCTTCCGCAGCAATAGCTTATTCTAAACTTAACCTTGTAGATGCTATCCTGGCCGCTGACATAAACGCTTCAGCGGGAATACCATATTCAAAATTAAGCTTGACAAATTCCTTACTCGCAGCAGACATTTTTGCAACTGCGAATATTCCTTATTCAAAACTTCTTTTAACAAATTCCTTATTAAATGCAGATATTAATTCATCCGCGGCTATAGCATATAGTAAACTTAATCTTACAGGGGCTATTCTTGCGGCTGATATTACTGCCGCGGCCGGGATACCGTACTCAAAATTAACTCTTACGGGAAGTATCTTAAACGCGGACATCGCAACCGGCGCGGTTATAGGATGGAATAAGATGGCGTTGCTGACCGCCTCGAAAGCGCTTGTATCGGATGGGAGCGGATACGTAACTACGAGCGTTACAGCGACAGAACTCGGTTATTTATCCGGCGCCACTTCAAATATTCAGACTCAGATTACCGCAGCCAGCGCAGCGGCAACTTATACGAAGAGCTCTGCCGCGACTATCGTTCTTGACGGAACGGCTACCGAGGTTTATATTCTTAATTGTACGGCAAATAATATAGCCCTTACGCTGCCCGCAGCAAGTGATTTCCCCGCAAATCGTTCGATTCAATTTATAAAAAAGTTTTCCGGCGGAGTATTTAATATTGTTATTAGTCCGGCCGGGGCGGACTTATTGGAAGATACAGCCGCGACAGACGTGGCAAGTATTACTATGGGCGCGGCAACCGGCTCAACGCTAAGGCTTGTCACTAACGGAGTAGATCATTGGTATTCATATTAAGATGGGCGCATGGAAAGGGGATAAAAGAATTGATCTTCGGGGATATAAGGATGTCCCCGCATTCCTTTTTTTGCCATCAGATGAGTACCCGATAATAAGGAAGGAAGAAATTCCGGGCGATATATTCGCGCTGGACGGTTCCGTAGAACGCATTAACCCGGATTACTGGATCACGATGGGAGATTACGATCCTTACTGGGAAATGGCGTTGAGAAAGCATTGCAGGAAGGTTCTCAGAAAACACTACCAGAAAGTTTATTCTCATATCGAGGATGTTTATTTTCTTGACGCTATCAAGCCGCAGAAAGGGATAGAAGATACTTTTCTTCTTAACGGGGATAATATTTTCTTTGTCTGGTTTCATCATACTATCGGAACCGCACTTCATCTGCTTGTTGTTATGGGTTATAAAAAAATTTATCTCTATTCAAAACTGGCCGGATATAAAGACTACACCATATTGCTTTTTTTGAGCGAGTTTAAGCAGATTGCAGACAAACATGGAATACAGATTATAAGTGTTAGCGAGAAAACCCAGGTGAATGGCTTTATGAAATATATTCCTTTTGAAAAATTAATTAATTGTAACCCAATAGTTAAGACAAGTTGTTTAGAAGTATAACTTTAATGTTTGATATATAATAACATGAATCTCAAAGATATAAACGGAATACTTGCTTTTGCGATCAAGGATAAGAAGCCGGATTTGGTTATTACGATTCCCGTCTTTATAAGGCTGATTCACGTCTCACAGCTAAAGCACTTTAAAAGGAAAATAGGGTTACCGGAGGAGTATGCTCCGGGACAACCTATTCCGAGACAAGCTTATGAGATTTCAAAGATGAACAGTATTGATTTGGCACCGTTCAAGGTCGTTATGGGGAATAACTCAATGCCATTAAAGATTAATGCCTACGGGAATGCGTTGATACCTTCAGACTTTTATTTTCCTTCTTCCGCGAGGTATCAATGGGTGAGATCACAGATTTTAGTATCCTGGCAGGAGGTAGAGATCCTTGATGATAAAACATTCAACAAGAGAATTACCTCAAGCCTTATGGCCCCTTCCAGGAAGCATCCGGTAGCGAACGTGCAGAACGGGGCTATTCAGTTTGTGCCTAAAGACCTGAAGCTTGTGAACTTCACCTACCTTAGAGTGCCACCGGAACCGGTCTATGGCGTAAACTATACAAGGGGCTTCGCTGAATATACCCCCGCGACGAGCACAGAACTTTTATGGTCAGACACGAACGTTATAGATATATGTGCGATAGCTCTCTTTGATCTGGGGATAATAATGAATAAGCAAGAGATAGCGAGTTACGCGAACAAGGTTGAACAAACAGGAATTTAATTACATAAAAAATGGAAACTGGAAAATTAAAAACATGGGTCAGCGCCATCACGGATTTGCGGAAGATCACTTCGCCCGTTAATGGGGCTGAGATAGGAGTGTACGAGAATAACTCTATCTACGAATGCGTGTTCGGGGACACGAACCAGGACGACGGGGACGATTACGTTAAAATATCTTCCGGTAGTCATTTTACCTGGGCGAAGCGCGTCAGCTTCGTATCCTCGGCGAAGGGATCAGTTTTACCAACTCCCGATGTGAGTATGCGTGGGCAGATATTTCTCTTAGAGGGAGCGCTTTACGCTTCGGACATTCCTTATATGTGTTACAAAAAATCCAACGGTAGTTATGCGTGGGGTGAAATTTATTTTGGAATAGTTTAATTTAAAAAAGAAAAAAAATGAAAAAGTTAGTAGTTTTATTGGCAATGATGCTCATGAGTGTTATTGTTTTTTCTCAAAAAGAGGTTAGGTTTTTTTCATATCCGGATTCAAGTACATATTTCTGGGGGATTATAAAACCAAGTGACTTTATTTATATTGAAGATGAAGATCAGATGTACATAGTAACTTCAAGAATGGGGACACGACATAATATTCATCGAATGTTAGAGGACGATAAGGGTTATGCCGTGAGACTTAATTTCGGTTACGATACAGGTTTTGTTTTAACGACAACGGGGCAGAGTATTTATGATGTAAAGACTTTTTATTCTGCACCTATGACTGCTGCCGGGACAAACGGAAACAACATCCGACTTGGAACAAGTGCCTTGAATGCAGTTACATCTGGCTACGGTAACGTGGCTATCTCTCCGAGTGCGCTGAAAGCAAATACTACGGGGTATGGAAATATTGCTATTGGCGATAGTGCTGGTATGAAAATAACAACTGGTTATGATAATATTGCTCTTGGCAGATGGGCTTTGTTAAATAATGTAACAGGATCGGATAATATAGCTATTGGAAAAAGTGTTCTTCGTGTTACTACTGCTGGTAATAATGTTGCTATTGGTAATGCGGCAATGAATTTGAATGTATCGGGGGCATCAAATGTTGCCGTAGGGGGGGGTACATTAATATTAAATACATCTGGATCATATAATACATCTATAGGCACATCATCTATGACACAAAACACCACTGGGTCGTGTAATACCGCAATAGGAGTAAGTAGTCTTAGTGGGAACACTACTGGATATGGGAATTTTGCTGGTGGTGCTGTAGCGCTGGCATCCAATACTACAGGTTACTCTAACATAGCTATTGGTGATAGTGCGTTGAGGCAACATACTCTTGGCTATGGAAATATTGGAATTGGAAGCAGGGCACTTGCCGGGGCAATAACTACTGGTGCATATAATGTAGCTGTTGGACATCAGGCTGGATTA